TGGGAAATCGAGCTAAGCTCGAAAGTAAAACATTACGACTATATCTATTAAAAATTCGGTGCGACGAGTCGCACTTAAAAAACTAGATATATATCTACAAAATGCTACTCTCGCGCTGTAAACCCCTATGGGGTGTCACGGCCGTATCATGACTACTAATCGGTGGTCACCGGATTTGGTGGGACCAAATAAGTATATACTGGGCAATTGATGAAGAAAACTACATCAAAGTCGGGCCCAGTGCCGACAAAAACATCTACCATCACAAAAGCATCTTTTGTATTGGCAGTTGGAATACCACGTTTGAGTGAATACTCAAACCAGTCGAGATTACTCTCATCGCCAGAATCATTAAGCGAATACGCATTATTGTTGTTATTAATTAAAAATTTAAAACGACTATAATAAGGCAAATTCACTGATAAACCTGTCTGGGTATATTGGTTAGTGAGCGCCATACCATACGCTCCTTGCCTGTCCATAGAAGGCGAAGTGTTCAAATTCTTCATCAATTGTGATGTAGAATCATTATACGATGCTGAATATGAAAAAGGTCTGTTATTCTGCCTCTCGGGGTTTCTACAAACAGCTGTGCTCATCATAGCACGTGTGGATGTACCCTCATTGAACACGGTATTAAATGTCCAATTTGTGCTGCCTTTATAGCCTAAAAAACAAGATTTCAACCAAATAATTGGATGAACTCGTGAATAATTGAAGCGAAATGTAGAAGCAGGCACTACTGTTCCAAAAGCGGTTTCGGCACCATTTAAAGTGTAACCATATGGTCGGGGTAACCTTTGAAAAGGAATATGGAAAATCATCTGATTACCATTCCAATCAGAATCTTTAGGAATAACCTGTGTCCAAGCTTTGCTAGAACGATGTAATAATTGTCGAAAAGAAACAATCTTTTCTCCAAATACTTCATTGTAAGCGTCACTATCTGACACTGATGCAGGACCTAATGAGAACTCCTTCTTTGATTGCAACGCCATAAATGTTTTATTACGTATCTCGGAAGGACTGGCAAATTCAAAGTTCTCAGCAGCACGCACGAATACCAATATATCAACATCAGAAGACGCCTCTGGCGCGGTAAGCCTATTGATCACTCGCACCTGTATGGTTCCGTTAGCTGAACCACTCGCTCCAGTTAAACTTGGTGTGGGCCCATTGCTCCAATATGGCCCATTAACTCCTTGAGAGCCATCGCCAAACTTAAGAAACGGGAGCTCTTGCATATATGGAACTCGCACCTCTATAGTATCATCTTCCTCAAGGTCAAAAATAATATTTTGCACGCGAGGATTGCCATAACCCGGCATACTGGCCATACTAAGCTGATTAGGGTCCCACGAGATATTCAGACGACCTCTATGATATTGTGTTTTAATCACTTTAAATCGAAAAATGAGATCTCCTCTTCCATAACTAAACATACGACTAGCATAAGACATTGGTGTATCGTATACACTATATGCTGTACCACCGCTCTTCTCATAGAGCTGTGGTGTGACATGAGACGTAAACAATATGGTGTCTTCCGCACTTGTAGTAGTCCACAATGAACCACACAGAAAACTCTCTCGCTGAATAAAATTTGCTATATGCAAAGGATCAGCTGTTGGATCACCAACTTGTTGTGATGATATTGCAATCTCTTGTTTAGGTTGTAAGCTAAGCTTATTTATTGGCTCAGATATCTCACTCGAGGCCAAAGTGTGGAAAGCCACACTTTTCATTGGCTCTACATCCTTCACATTTGGAACATTAGTAAAACCAAACATTGAAGCAATGTTTCCAATCGCTCCTGCGGCCATCTCTGTGGCTTTAGCAAAAGGACCAATGACAGGAACGTCATTCAATCTCTTGGCCACATTGGCCACTGTGGAAGCAGGACCAGAAATCTGTCCGTTACCAACATAATCTTTCTTAGACTGCAGGACAGCTTTAGAAGTAAGGCCAGTTAATTCAACATCTGTCGCCCACGCATATGTAACAATATTAACTCCAGTTGTAGTAACACCATTAGCGGAACGCAATGCGGCATATTGAGTGAAATCAATGGCACCCATATTCTCCATTGTGGATAAACTAGTTGCATCAAGGAAATTTCTATTGTACAAAAAAGGAAGTTCCATAACAGCTGTTGAAGTTGTTTGAGGATCTAGCCAGACATGTGGTTTTTGCGACTGCAAAACTTGAAATCCAGGAGCATAGCCATAGGTAGAACCAGTGGTATCCTGAACATTATTAGCCATTGGTGTATAAAACGCTCCAATACTACCATAGTAGAATTGACTCGCGTTGATAGTAAATTTAACATGTAACTTACATCGTATATAACCAAAGCCTTCAAGCTTATTTTTGATTGATGTTGTATTAAAAAATAATTTCCAAGGGTCTATGGTGGCCACAGTCCCAGGTCCTAAATTTTCTGTCCAAACAAAAGTGTTTATTTTTGTTGGTCGAGACAAATACGACGAAAGATAAGCATTAGTAATCATACTATCTGCTACCTTATCGTGTGGAAGGCCCATTTCTAGGCTTTCCGCTTCTGTCTCATTAACGAATTGTGTTTGTTGACTGTTGCTGCTTTCTGAGCCCTCAGTCATAGGAATCTCAGATTGTATCGCATTCATTTCTAAAGAAGTTTTGCTAAGGTGTATATTTTCGTGCGGGGGAGTTACCTTATACCAACCCGCCTTACAACTTCTAACTGTATCAAGCTCCATACTTCCATAAAAATGGATTTCGGGGAACGCCCTAGCATGATATCCTTCCAAGCCCATTCTCTCTTCACCATTTGAAGTTGAAGTTGATGTCGAGCAGTAACTGCTAGGAAGGTGAACCTTTTGGCTTTGAAGACCTGTATCATAGGCCTTATATTTTGAAGAGTTCCAAAAACGACGCTTGTAAGTATCGTAGGTTAGGGGTTGAAAACTCTCCATTTGTAATAATAATGATTCGCTTTTGTTCAAACTACGTAAGAACTTATCAAATTCATAAAAAGCTTCTTCACCATAGAAAAACATCTCACTATACGCTGAACATATTGCCTGAGCGAGTTGTGTTGATAACATAACTGCTTTAGACTTCACCTGAACAGTGAGCATTTTAATAATGGAATTAAACTCGAGTCTACCTACATGCACCCCTAAGTGCACGTCGTAAACAAACATTCGTTTTAAAAACGATGCCTCATAAAGGGATATATAAGGACGCGATTCAGAATCTTTATCCGCCATAGTATACCCTAATCCTAGGCCTTCTAACACGTCTTTGATTTGTGTGTGGTGGAATTCTGGTTTACTGGGACTAACACATAAAACATGGTCATCCCCTAGAATAACACCAACTACATTATCAAAGAAAGTTTCAAGCTTGTAACCAGCTTTTTCATATGCGTACATTAAATAAAAAATGTTTAATACACAATTAAAAATTGTTGTCAGCTGGTGTCCTGAAACTTCTCCCCCCAACAGCGTTATGAGCATACCGAAAAAATCCACTGATGGGTTCATAAGCTCATATTTGAGTACTTCCATCATTAACTGCATTTCTTCAGTAAAATTACCTGATGCAATACATATCTTATTGATTGAATCCATAACATAGTACATCACAAGCATCTTTACACGCTTATCATAATAGACATGGTCACCCGCTATGGTGGTGTCAATACCAAATTTTGCTAATATGTGGAAAAGTTCGTCCCACTCAGGGGAGGTTGTGTTGAGGCCAATGGCTACCCAAAACAAACTCCTATTACGTTGCACAACCCGAGCGAAACCTAAATAAAACATTCTGACTATAACTAACAACTCAGCTGGACAGCTGAAGAAGATTCTAGTTTTCCAAGCCTCATATTTCTTAAAAGAAACTGGTTCATCTTTGAGATTAGAACCAAAGACAGCGTGTAAACGTATCCCCTTACGCAAAAGATCCATCCAGTCTGCTATTTTTTGTTCGACATCAGAAGTGAACTTAACCCCATCAGGCCAACGATCATCATCAAGTTCTAATAAGAAAGCTTTCTTAGATTTATAATAAGGAAAACCCATACTAGTACTTCGCTTGACTGAATCTACATAAGCCATTCCTGGAACACCATTCACAGCCGCATCAATACAATACGGACTTATTAATTCAAGCTCATCTTTTGACAAACCACCCAAGATGTGGTTAACCCACACATTACTTATGCGAATTAAACTATCCTCATCCATGTATTTGACTGGTTGTAAAAACTCTTTAAGGCCTGTTTGTTGAGCTCGCCAAGAATCCATGACAGGACCACACAAGCGTCTTTCAAGTTTCTGCCCCAATAAGCAATGACCATAAATTTGATTCGCTAACTCAGAATCCACGACATTATGGTGTGGTCGAGAGCGGAACATTTTAAGCTCACCATGGTACATTAAATTACCTGAATCATGGAAATCAATATATGATTTAGGTGCTTTATAAACTTCAATATCGTTTACTGGAATTCGGCCAACTTGTACTCTCATGGGTTTGGCGAAATGTTCGAAATCCTCATAAGAAAATTTTGCTGCATAAATAGTTCTGGGCTCATCATAAATTGCATGAAAGCCCACTACTACAGGTCCATAACCAGTTAAAGCTACTAAAGGAGCACCACAATGGCCAACTATAGTCGGCTCTTGTGCCTGTCCCTGAAATACTTCCATATCGAAGTAAATACCTTCTATCATTCTATTAAGATGCAACTTACGAATGTTAAGAACTTGTATTTTCTTCATGGAGCCATCCATCTGTTTAATTAGATAAAAACCATCATACACACCATTATAAGATGCTTTGACAAAGTTTCTTGAAATATCGACAAATAAAGCTGGAAAATTCCTAGTCCTAACTATAGCAATATCACGATCTGGTATACGCTCAATTTGCTCCTGTTTAACAACAAAATCTATTTTTGGTGAAACCAAGTGATTGCGTCCCAAGTACACTGTGAAACGACACTCTCCTCTCAATGGTATTGAGTGAGAGTTAGTTAAAAAATGCTCATTTGATAAAACAGTTAGAATACCTGTGCTCTTCATAAAACCACCCCCTAAAAGAGGTTCGAAATTTTCAAACACGAGAGAATTTCGAGCTAACTTACGCTCAAAACCAACCATATCGCGACAAAGATCGGGCACAAAATCAACAGTGGTTACTGCTCTATCTTCAACTGCCCATATGTTCACTTTATCATCTTGGGGTGCTTTTTTGGGATACTCTCCAAAGTTTCTTAAAGCTTGTACCTGAGGGCCCACTTCTTCGTCAATGAAGCTACTAGCATATGCTATATTGCTCTCACAAACTGAATCAGTTTCATAACCCTCACTTACTGAATTAGCTTTATCAAAAACATCAATATTCGTGGTAGTGTTTTGGGTTTTCTTCCAAAACCCATAAGCTATTGCGGCAATCGAGCTAACACTCAAAAACGCAATGGCACACTTTATGTAAGGAGAACTCCCTCCAAGAGTGTCATCTATTTTTTTGCCCAACTTGCTACAAAAGAATTTTTGATTATCCCGCCTAATCAGACAGGGTCTCAAAAACTTCATGGCAACTTTGCGAACACAATGAAATCTACCAAAATATTTACAAGTGGATCTAAACAGACCACTATAAAAATAAAGGGTAATAATCATCTTAAAAATAGCATCAATGAATCCCCCAACAACGTTCCCAGTAGGTACAGTCACGTTTATTTCTGTAAACACTGATGAAACATTTAGTAAATCATTAATATCCGTATGCTCCTTAGTAAAAACTATAAAATTGTAAAAGTCGTGAAGTATATCACCATCAGACCAACCCCTCTTGAGAAGAACTGGCAATTCTTCGAAAGCATAATAATCAAGATAGATTATCTCACACTTCCCATCAAATTTCTCCTTGAAAATTTTTGATTGTTCAGGAACGTAAATCCTAGGTTCATACTTATCGGTTACATGATCACGCCAAGGTTTCTCGGAAGCAATAACAGCTCTAAAAAGATCAAGGTTGCCATTACGTGACATGAACTCTTCTACAAACTTATCTCTGGGGCTATCGGCTTCAACGTCATCCGACGCACAATAGACTACTTCTCCAGCAATAGTTCGGTAGGCTTGTAAATTCATTGTATCACATAAACAGAAATCTGTAGGGTTTTGGCAGTCTCCACAAAGTGTCACATTATAAGATGTGCAGTTTTTTAAAGAACGCGTCTGTTCCATATCGTGAAGATCACTAACCTCACCCAACCACTGCAAAAATAATGCTAAATTTGGAATGCTCTTGTGGTGAACATACTCACCACACATTTTACCCTTCCTTACTGCAATAGATATTTCGTAGGTCCATAAATCATCATATCCTGGTGTCTCCGGTACCTTACTAGAATCCAAACCTACGCCATCCATGCAAGCATATTGAGGTTTAACTCGTGGTTCAATACGATATTTTAATCTTCTCATTGCTGCATAAGAACACCGATAATAAATTGGAATATTTAAATCACCAACATTGGTCGAGATCATGCATAAATTACAGAGGACAGGAGTTTTGCCTTTATCTTCAATGGCAGCCTGAGGTGCACACCATGCAACCATATTATTGATACGCATAATATGCTCGATAGTCGGATCCACACCCTGTATTTTAGCAGGGTTGTGTATAGCCGCATCATCAATAATAATAGTATGCATGTTTGATTTAAAATTCTCATAGTATTCAGTTTCAGCAGTTACCGTATACCAAAAACTCCTATCAGGGTTCCTATTTCTCCTTCGAGCATCAAAATCGCCAATAATCGTCATAACTGACGACTTCCCGATCTGTGATTCTCCAAAAATAATAAGACCAAGGGGAGCTTTCCTCATGGCTTGAGCAGCAGTAACTGACAAGTATCGATTTTCAATGGCTGTCAGTTCAAACTGTAAACCATAAAAAAACTTACCCTCTGGTGTAGACACCTTCATATATTTAGTTAATTGTTTACTCTCAGCAATGGCTTGAGCTAAATCAGCAATATAGGTATGGATGTCCAAACCTACTGCATCAGGATTACTTAAAAATTCAGATTGCATTTTAAGTTTCTTAGCCTTTAGTGTCCAAGCACTTAAACTATCACTATCAATAAAAAAATGATCAATATCGCCAGTGATAACGGCTTGCCTACCTTGTTTCAACAAGAAAATAAGCAAGCTGGTACAAGCATCTGCGAACGTCAAACAATTGACCAAGGTAGGTCTTATCTTTTTCTTTTCAAGCTTATCAAAAATCTCAGAATCAACTTCTATACCCAACTTATGATAAACACAGTGCATGATAAGATGATTAAAAAACGCTTTAAGCTTATTAGCTAATTCAGAGTTTTTACAACGAGAATAATTATCATAAAAGTCTGACAACGTTTCTATCCAATGTTTGTCACTTTGGAGCGAAAATGCTGCCTTAAAATCATTGACAAATCTCTCACACAAATCTCTATAAAAATAGACATTTGCTCTTCCTGTGGCTGAACGAATAAAGCAACCAACTGAGACAGATGCCTCATGAACACTACGAGAATTGCGAAGTTGGTATATCAAACAACAAATGTCTTCAATCAACTTAACAAAAGGTTCATATTCATCAACTTTAGTTAACATATTTTCAAAAGTTTTCCCACTTTGTAATCTTGGAGAGTCCAAAATTAGTTCTTCTTCACTACTAGTTTCTTCATCCGAAGTACTGGGAGGTCTTGCAATGCTGTCTATATCAGATAAGAACTCTATCTCCTCGACTGTAAAATGTATAACATTTCCCATACCATAATGGTCAAAAGAACGATTAGGATGAACATGCGTAAAATTCCAATAAAGTCGAATATACATTCGATAGTGCTCAAAGCATCTGACAAAAACTTGTCTGAGGGAATCAGCTTCAAATGTAATAACTTCTCCATCGTCATCACGAACAAAAACAATTCGTGTAATTGGTCTTTGTCTAATACGAGTCGCAAACCTTGGCAGAGTAACTCTAACAGGTGCTCGATTCGCGCAATCACAAATTATTGATAGTTGGCTTTCGTTGTTGTTGGTGCACACACAAATTGTGGCACGATTGAGGTTGAGCGTGTTAAATCGTGTAGTCATTTGTTGTATCTCTGGTTCGTAAATGGCACTTCCCAGCTCCCGGGGTCTAGGGTCTCCCCCTAACGACTCTAACATAGCCGGATGGTTTTGGACTTTTACCAAACCATCGAAATAACACGTTCAAATTGTTAAAAAGGAATTATTAAATTAAAACAGAATGTATGTTAGCTAAACACTAGCTATTAAAACCGCTACATCGCGTTAGTATTGACCATGCACCCGCAGGTGCACGTCTGTTTATCGTAAACAATACTTATATTAAATCACTAGGACCATACAAACCTATAATTAAATTCTTCAAATGTATGTGCGAGCCAAAGGCGAAGGCACAAACAACTTTATAAAAATCTGAACATGTGTTTTCTGAAAACACAAATATCAGCACATAGTAAACGCAAGTGCTGTTTTTAAAATTTTGTTCAGTTTTGTTATTTTTATATTTTATTTTAAACATAGAAATGCAAGGGACAAAATCCCAAATCACGTATGAATCATTGGGAGTGGTGTAAGCTCCCTCATCATATTAACTATAAACACCAAATGGGGTTTTCCAACTATTCTGGAGTCAATGTTCTTTCACATCGTCAGGTAAAATTTGTTTCAAATTTGCTAATATGTCGGTCAACGAGCTACATAAAAGGAAAACATTGTTTAAGGCTAAAAGCTCTGAGGTGACATGCAACACTGATAACTTAAAGGGTTAACAATGAAAACAAATCGACAGTAACCACACTGTCTATAAAACTCAACGGAAGTTGTGTCTTATGCAGGAGTAGGGATAACCCTACTCCTGAC